GGTGATAATCATAATATACAAGTATATATGTAGTCAATGTAATAATGAACAAGAAATTTCAAAGCCAATTGCTGATTATGATAGAGAAGAAACTTGCACAAAATGCAATGGTATATTAAAGCGTGACCCTCAAGATTTTTGTAAAAGTTTCGACACATCAAAAATAACAGGATTTTTTGGAAAATCAACATAGAAATTCAATCTAGTACATAATGGTGGTGATTAACATTTGGCAAAATACAGTTTACCTAGTGCAGGACAGACTTCAAAAAAAGAACAAGATATTCCTATAAAATGTAGATGTTGTGGCGAAGAAAAACCTTTAACTAAATTTTACAAGATTTCAAAAACTCTCACTTGGAATACTTTTGGAAAAAGAGTGCCAATATGTACTGATTGCCTAACAACAACGTTTAGAGATAATGCAGAAAAATATGGTGTACAAACGTCATTTTTACATATTTGTGCTTTACTCGACATTCCATTTAAGGCGAATACTTTTGAAATGGCTTTTGATGACATTGAGAGCTTTAAGATTGGTAATTACATAAAGTCTTTTAATCCTCCTCATTTTAAAAACATTTCATTTATGGACACATTAATCAGTCCAGATATTTATCAAGGGTTACAAGAAAGTTCTGTGCATTTCTTAAAGTCAAAAGAGTCTGAATGGACTAGGCAAGAAAAGAAAAATAAAGACTATGTTGTAGGAATTGTTGGGTATGACCCATTTGCAACAGATGGACTTACTGACAGTGATAGAAAATATTGCTTTGACCTTTGTTCAAAATACTTTAAAGCAAATGAGAACGCTGCTTCTGATGGATATTTAGTTCAAATTATTGTAGCACAAGTATTCTCCCATTTGCAATTAAAGAGAATAGATGAAGTAATTATGTCTTCTACTTCAAGCAGAGATTTAGATGACTCAGTTTTAAAATCATTATCTTCGACTAAAAATAGTCTTGTTGCAAATATTAAAGCAGTCGCAAAAGAAAATAATTTATCATTAGCATTTATAGAGCAAAAAGATTCTAATAAAGCTTTTACTGCAATTATGGATGAAGGAATTAAGGCTGGATATTATGATTTAGAGTTAGATATGTTTGATATTAAAACATCAAAAGCAATAGAAAATATAATAAATTTAAGTCATAAAAATATAATTGAGCAGTTGAATTTTAGTGATGTCACTGCGTCAGAAATGATAAAAGAGCAAAGAGAAATGATATTAAGTCTCCAAAAGAAAGTTGATGAATTAGAAGAAAATAATCGTCAGCTATACAATCTTGCACATGGCTATGCTGAAAAGAAAACAGTAAAGGCAGGTGCTAAGTAGTGGAGATTATTGTTCCTAAATTTAATACAGAGAAAAAAATATCTCTAATTAAACAGGAAGAATACGCCAAGTATGCAAAAATTGCTAATTGGGGAAGAAGGAATCCAGTTGCTTTTACTGAGCAAGTCTTAGGAATAGCATTAATGGATTTTCAAAAATATATTCTTCTTGGCTCATGGGGAGCTCCATATGTATGTTGGTTAAAATGTCGTGGTGCTTCTAAAACAACATTAGGAGCTATTATGATAATGGATAATATGATGTTAGTTCCTAACTATCAAATATTTATTTCTACAAACTCAGCTAAACAATCTATTATTTTATTTAAAAAAATTGAAGATATTGCTAAAAAAAGAATACCATCATTTCAGACTTTGACTGATGTATTTTTAGATGAAGTTCGAAAGAATCGTGGTAACGATTTTAACCATGCCCCTGATGGTCATACATTCTCGTTATTTAATAACTCTCGTGTTACTACCCTATCTTCTAACTATAATTTAAATAGAGGTGAACGTGGTTCAGTTTTCTTTGATGAAACTGCGTGGCAAGGTAGAGAACAAGTTGATGCAATAGAAAAGTTTGCAAACCAAGACAGTTCTTTTGGATTGGGTGTAGGTGAAAATTTATACAAAAGACCTAAACAAATGCCTTTGCAACTAATTTATTCATCCAGTGCAGGAGATGTTAACTTTCCTTTTTATGAAAGGTATTCTCTTTTTGCAAAGAAAATGTTTATGGGAGATAAAAATTATTTTTGTTGTGATTTAAATGCTTATGATATTTTATATAATACTACATTAAATGGAAATCCTATTAAGTCACACATTACGGAAGAGAGTGTTAGGAAGGCGATTGAAGAAGACCCAGAGTTAGCTGACAGAGAACTGTTTAATAAGTTCACTACTGACGCTGGTAAGAACGCAGTGGTTAGTATGGACACTTTAATGAAATGTTCTTATCCATATAGACCAACCTTTTATAATGACACATCTCAAAGAAAGTTTATTCTCTGTTATGACCCAGCTAGAGCTTTCGATAATAGTATTCTTTCCATTTTTGAAGTAATTGAAGATGAGAAAAAAGGTTTTATACTAAGGCTTGTTAATATGATTTCTTTCGTAGACACAAAATCAGAAAAGAAAACACCAATGAGTTCCCCAATGCAATTACAGGAAACAAGAAAGACACTTGTAAGATATAATGGTGAAAATGCGTCACAATGGGAAAATATTGATTTATATATTGATGCAGGTGCAGGCGGTGGTGGTATTTCAGCGATTGCTGACCCATTAACATATACCTTTACAGATGAAACAGGCTTTACATACAGAGCATTAATAGACTCTACTCATAAACAATTTACAACAAGGCTATTAGAGTGTCCTGATGCTTCTAATAATGTACATTGTATTGAACCAAAGAGTCATAAATCAAAAATGTATTCTATTTTAGAAGATTATCTAAAGCAAGGTCTAATTGAGTTTCCAGATTACGATGGAAAAGAAATTATGATATTACAAAATGAAAAGGGTGAATATAAAGACCATTTATTAACAATAGATGAAAAGCTGTCCCTTGAACAATGTGAGTTGGCAAAAAAAGAATTACTTTATATGCAAAGACATGACGATGGTCAGAAAGTTACATACAGTTTAAAGAAAGAAAAGTCTAACACAATGCATGATGATAGAGCTTATACAATTGCTATGGCTGCATACGCTTTAAGTAGAATCAGAAAGAAAGATATTGATGAGAAAAATCAAGAAAATGATATCTATCAAAAAAATAGACCTTTCTTTTGTAGTTCTATTTCTTACGATTAACTTAGTAAATGACGAATGGCAGGTGAGAATGAAAATTTGGAAAATTTAAAACAACCAGAAGATTTTGAAGTAATTATTAAAGAAGCAGATGTTGGTACAAAAGAGATTGATATAGAAACAAAAATGGAAAAAATGGCAAACAGTTATATACTTTCAGCAATGGAAAAGTACGACCCAAGTAATAGTAACTATTCTGTTTACTTAAAAGATACAAGTACCAATGATGAGAATTTAACTTTGGCAAGTGTAGCAGAAATGGCGAAAGATGCTCAAAGTGATATTAATAAAGTTATAAAAATTAACGATACTGTCCGTCAGCAAATCAATACAAATTATATTATTGGTAGAGTTGTTGAAGCGATTGAGGATAATATAAATTCTGAATATCGTGTAAGTTATAATACTACAGAAGGTAGAAATAAAAAGAAAATACTAGATAGGGCTAAGGCACTTGTAAGAGACTTCTTTACAAATATAGATATTGAAAATTTTATAAGAAAAGCAATTTCTACAACTTATTTTTAAGGCAACTTTATTACTTGTTTAAGAAAAACAGGGACTCATTATTACATAGACTCATATCCTTTAGGTGTTGCGATTATTTCAGATTATGAATTAAATGGAAATCCAGTTATTCTTATAGATATTAAAGCTTTAGAAGACCGAATAAAAAAAACAATGGTTAAAACAAGAAAGAATAAAGCTTTATTCTTTGAAAAAACAGAAGATGAAATAAAAACAAACTATCCACCAGAAGTTTACGAGGCATATAAAAATAAAGAAAAATATGCAAAACTTGATGTAGAAACAACAAGGGTTATGAGGGTCAATAATTTAAATAGAAAGTATGGGGTAACTCCTATATTCAAATCGTTAACTTCTATTGTTATGTTAAATACTTTTGATTTGACCAATCAGACCATATCTAAGTCTAAGGCAAAAAGAATTATTGTGCAACATTTATCTGACTCTTTACCATTAGGCAATAAAGCTTTTGCTGAAATGTCATATGCTCATGATAACTTTATGCAAGCATGGAAACAACCTACTGTAATAGTTACTACTCCCCCATCTGTAAAAGAAGTAAAATATGTTGAACCAAAAGCAG